CGAATGGTCGATCCGAATCGCGACGCTCAAGAACGAGTTCGGCAAGTACGCCTGACCCGTGTGCGCATCGCGCACTGAAGGAGACCCACGATGGCACGCAAGAAGGTCGACAAGGAGATCACGTTCTCAGACGGCGCTTCGCGTCGCTTCCGCACCCAGCAATTCAAGACGAAGGATGCGCATGAGGTGCTCGAACGGTTGCTCCGAATCGCTGCTCCGCTGCTCGGCACGCTGGCGACGAATCTCGGCGAGACGGATGCGGAGAAGGCCATCGCAGGCGACCTCTCAAAGGCGGCAGTCACAGAGGCCTTCAACTCGTTTGCGGCGAATCTGATGGTCAATGAAGGGATCCTCGACTGGCTGGCAGAGAAGGCGCGGAAATGCACCATGCTCGAGACCGAGGTTGAGGAGCAGTTTGTGCCGCTCACGCTGGACCTCTACGACGACACGTTCGCGGGCGAGTACGGTGCCGAGGCTCAACTGATCGCGTCCGTGTTGCAGGCGAACTACGCGAGTTTTTTCGCAGGCGCGGGAGGGCTGGCCAAGGTCGCGCGCCGGTTCGTGACCCCGCGGCCGTCCGCGTCGACTTCCCCGCAGGAGTAGACGCGTGGCTCTGGGTTCTCGTCTGCGACCCTCGCATCCCTGCGGGACTGATCGAGATCGAGGAGCACTGGTCCATCGACGACGTCTACGATGCGCACGAGGTCCTCGCGGCGTATGATGAGGCTCGCGTACGAGCAGAGCGCAACGCCGAAGGGAAAGGCTGAATCATGATTCGAGAGGTCCTAGCTCGCTTCGGAATTGAGTTTGACGAGAACGGTCTGAAGCTCGGGAAGAAGAGCCTGGTCGCTCTCGGCCTCGCAGCCATCACGACGGCCATCGCGATTGGCGTCGGCCTGGTGAATGCGCTGCGCAAGGTCGCGCTCGAGATGATCGCCTTCGGCGATGAGACGGCGAAGAGCGCTCGCACGCTGGGCGTGTCTGCGGAGCAACTCATGCGCTGGCGATTCGCGGCTGATGGAGCCGGCGTCCCGGCGCAGCAACTCACCGGAGGCCTCCGCAGTCTGCAACGCAACATCGTCGACGCGAACGACGGGCTCACAACCTCGGTGCGAGCCTTCGGAGCGATCGGCGTCGCATTCAAGGACGCGCACGGGAACGCCAGACAGATCTCGGACATCCTCCCTGATGTCGCAGACGGCTTCCTGCGAATCACGAACACATCGGAGAGAAGCGCACGAGCTCAACAACTCTTCGGGCGCAGCGGCGCTCTGCTGCTTCCGTTCTTCGAGAACGGCTCGGCTGGCCTCGCGGAGATGGATGCTCGTTTCAACGAGCTAACCGGCGGCAGCTTCGGCGATTTCTTTGCGATGAGCGAGGCATCGCAGGACTCGCTGTCAGACTGGGATCTGACCATGAAGGCGGTCAAGATCAGACTGGCGACGGAGTTGCTGCCGTCGCTGACGAAGGTCGTGACCGCCGTCGCGAACATGGTCGGGTGGTTCCAGAACGCGACGCGAGGGACGCGGCCGTTCCGCGCCATCATCCTTGGTTTGGCGCTGGCGATCGGGACACTCGGCGCCGCGATTCTATTCGGATTGATGCCGCTCATCTTCCCTCTCGTCGTCGTCTTCGGCGTGTTCGCCGCGGCCATCGCCGCGGTCGTGCTGATCGTCGACGACCTACTGACGCTCTTCGACGGAGGCGACTCCGTGATCGGGCGCTTCCTCGACTCGCTCTTTGGCGCCGGCACGGCCGCGCGCGTCGCGGAGCGCGTCCAGCTCGCATGGCAGGGCTTCGTGCAGTGGATCCGAAACGATGGGATCCCGATGATCCGCAGTCTCGGGCGATTCCTCGCCGCGCTGTGGGAGCAAGCGAAGCCGGGGCTCATCTCGATGATGAACTTCTTTGTCGGCATCGGAGAATTCATCGACAGTCTGCCCGCGAAGTTCGCGCCCGTCGTGGCCTTCTTCCAGCGCCTCGCGACCACTGTGGCGGACTTCTTCGACAGCGTCGCGTCACAGCTCGAAAACTTCAGCGGCGTCTTCGGGGCCCTAGGCATCGACGTCCAGGGCCATGCCGCGCCGGCGGCCGCTGCTGCGCCACAGACGCCTGCGGCTCACGTCGCGCCACGAGCACCAGGCGCGAGGGCAATCAACATGGAGACCACGAACAACGTCGTCGTCCAGGGAGCGCCGCAGATGACACCAGCGGAGCTTCAGTCGCGCATAGCAGACGGCGTTCATGCCGCCAATCAGCGCAGCCTCAGAACGGCCGAGCGCGCCCTCACCACGGCGGCAGGCTGATGGCCTCCATCTCATGGCTCCTGGCGAGCGGCGAAGAGGAGACGATCATCTTCGATGCGACCGTGCGGGAGAAGCACGGCGCGAGCGCGACGCTGACCACGCACCCGGTCGAGGGCTCGACGATTGCCGACGGAGTGCAGCCCGACCAAGACGCCGTAGCGCTCTCGGTCGTGCTCTCCTCGAAGCCGATCAAGCTGCCGACCGATCACATGGACGGGAACGGCGGGCGCCCCTCGTCGCTCTCCCTGGTGGGCGGCGATGGCCAGGAGGCAGGCAAGGCAGTCGTCCTGCAATTCGACGGGCCCGTCACCCGCCCACGCGTGATCTACGAGAAGCTCCTCGAGTTGATGAATGCCGGCACGCTGATGCGCGTGACCACGTCGCTCCGCGAGTACGAGTCGATGGCGCTCGAGGTGGTCGACGTCGATCGCGACGCGAGCACCAGCCTCTCGATCTTCGCCGACCTGCACTTCAGCCAGGAGCGCATCGTCAGCTCGACCGTGGTCGATGCGCCGGAGCCACGCGAGGTGCGCGCCGCGAGGCCGGCCAACAGCGGCCGTCAGGGCACGAGCGAGCCCGACCCTCCGACGGCTGGGCGCAGCCTGCTGGCCGCAGGCGTGGACGGCCTCGCGAGCATGTTCGGAGGTGGCTGATGGCGCAGCAGATCCCAGTCGCCAGCGCGAAGGCCGACTACGAGCAGACGACGCCTCTCGATGGGCGCGACTATCGATTCACCTTCCGCTTCAATCAGCGCGATGGCCACTGGTTCATGTCGCTCTCGGACTCCGACGGAGTGCCCATTGTGCAGGGCCTGCGCATCACGTGTCAGTTGCCTCTTCTGGCGCTCGTCCGCGATGCGCGAAGACCTCCTGGCATGCTGATCGCGATCGACCGCACGGCGCCCGAGGGCGGCGGCTTCGACGGCAGCAAGAGCCTCGCGCGCGACCCGGAGATCGCTGACCTCGGAGCGCGCGTCACGCTGCTGTACTTCCCCGTGGCCGAGCTGGTGGAGCTCGGTTTGAGGTCGGAGTAATGCCGGTCCTTTTCCATCGCGTGGCCGCGGTAGTCGTCGGCACAGGAGGAGGACGGGCGCTGCGCATTGACGCCCTCGACTTCTCCTTCACCGTCGTCAAGAACCTCAGACGCGAACCCAACACATGCAGCGTTGAAATCTACAACCTCTCTGACACCAGTCGCCTCTCCATCGAGGGAGCCAGCGGGCAGCAACTCCGTCTCGAGGCGGGCTACGCCAATGACTCGTGGGCGATCTTCGAGGGCGAGGTGCGCCGCGCCTGGACCGAGTACGAGGGCGCGGTCGATCGGAAGACCACCATTGAGGGCGGAGACGGCGAGCGTGCATTTCGCGTCGCGCGTGTGAATCGCTCCTTTGGCGAGGGCACGTCGCTGCGCTCGGTGATCGCGGAGGTGGCGACGAGCATGGGGCTAGGCGTCGGCAACCTAGAGGCAGAGACGCAGGGACGCGGCTTCGAGGGCCTCGGATCCACCTACGCCGAGGGCTGCGTCGTGTCTGGATCGGGGCGCGAGTCGCTGAGCGGGCTCTGTCGGAGCATCGGCCTCGAGTGGAGCGTGCAGGATGGGAACCTGCAATTGCTTCCGTTCCGCGAGGCCGTGCGTCACACCGCCGTCCTGCTCACGCCGGACACCGGCCTCATCGGCTCACCATCGATCGACTCCGAAGGCGTCATGCACGCGAAGGCGCTCATCATCCCCGGCATCTTCCCTGGCCGTAAGATCGACGTACGCTCCCGTTACGCGACCGGCGTTTTCCGCGCCGCGAAGACGACGTTCACGGGATCGACGTCCGGCCCAGACTGGTATGTCGACATCGAAGGCAGGGTGATCAATGGCTGAAGATTCGGTGCCCGAGTTGGCGACGCTCATCTGGTCCGCGATTCAGACCCAGCTCGTCGACGTTCACACCGCCATCCCAGGTCGCGTCGAGAGCTACGACGCCGACCGACAGGTGGCGAATGTCAAACCGATGCTGCGGCGCGTGCTCCGCTCGGAGGAGATGGATCGCATCACGGAGGAGCTGCCTGTGATTCCATGCGTCCCCGTGGCATGGCTGAAGGGAGGCGGCGCCTTCGTGACCCTGCCTCTCGCGGTGGGGGACACCGGGCTGCTCGTCTTCTCAGAGCATCTGATCGACCGCTGGCGAGCGACCGGAGAGGACGTGGATCCTGGCGACCTGCGGCGCCACGACCTCTCGGGCGCGGTCTTCTATCCAGGGCTCTCGACGGCCGCGAACAAGATCCAGAACAGCTCAGCGACCGAGATGCGGTTCGGCCTCGACGCGAGCTATGTCGCGGGCGTCGACGCGAGTGGCGCGCGGTTCCCGCATGATGCGACGCAGTTTCTCGCGCGCGCAGACCGCGTCCTCTCGGAGTTGCAGTCGATCGCATCAGCGCTCATCAGCCATGTCCACTCAGGAGTCACCACTGGCGCGGGGCTCACTGGACCGTCAAACTCAACCTACGCAGCGGCATCGCCAGCATGTGATACGATCAAGGCGAAATGACAACACTCCGACGAGTCATGACCATCGACGACGACAACCCGGTCGAGGGCGATCTGTGGCTGTCGCCGACCGGACAGTCGGAACTCATCGGAGACAACGCCTCGACTCGACCGCTCGAAGTCCAGCAGGCAATCCGTGGACGGCTTCGCTTCTTCCTCGGCGAATGGTTCCTCGACGCGCGCCAGGGATTCCCATACTTCCGCGACGTATTCATCAAGAGCCCGAACCACGCCAGCATCGTAAGCAGCCTTCGACGGACGATCGTCACGACCGCCGGAGTCTCCTTCGTCGACCGTCTGACACTCAGCGTCGGCGCAGACCGAACCGCGAATGTGTCCTTCCGTGCCTTCATCGCTGACGTGTCTGAACCGCTCGTCTTCGAGGACTTCATCTTGGGAGCGTTCTGATGACCTACGGACTCACCGCAACCGGATTCAATCGCAAGCCGCTGTCGACGATCGTCGACGAACTCGAGGCGGGCGAGAAGGCGCTCATCTCGACGACGCTCAACACGCAGCCGACGGAGCCGTTCGGCCTTCTGAATGGCATCTTCGCATCGAAGCTGTCCGAACTGTGGGAACTTGCGGAGGCCATCAACGCGGGAAGATTCCCCCTCTCATCCGAGGGCTTCCAACTCGACGGCGTCACCTCCATCACGGGCACGCGACGCGCGGACGCCACCAAGGGGCGCGTCACGCTGACGCTCACCGCGACCAGCGCTTGCGTCGTGCCAAAGAACTCCATCGTGCAGGTCGTCGGCGACGCGTCGAATCGATGGAAGACGCTGGCGGACGTGACCTTCGTCGGAGCTGGATCGCAGGACGTGCTCGCGGACGCGGAGATCGCTGGCGTCTACGTCGCGAACACGGGGACGATCACGGTGATCGTGACGGCCGTCGCCGGATGGAGCGCGGTCACGAACGCCGCCCCTGCGGTGCCTGGCACGGAGATCGACACCGATCCGCAGCTACGCATTCGACGCGAGCAAGAGCTGGCCATCGCGGGCAGCGGCACCGTCAACGCAATCCGCGCCGACCTCCTTCAGGTGGCAGGCGTGACTGGTGCGACGGTCTTCGACAACCCCACGAACGGGGTCAATGAGGACGGCCTGCCTCCGCACTCTGTCGAGGCGCTCGTGCTGGGTGGCACCGACGCGGACGTGGCGGCCGCGCTCTTCGAGACGCTGGGCGCGGGCAAGGGCACCGTCGGAGGCGTCACCGAGATCGTCACCGACTCGCAGGGGATGGCGCACTACATCGCCTTCAGCCGCCCAACGTCGATTGACATGCTCGTCGAGATCGACCTCATTGTCGACTCTCAGACCTACCCAGCGAATGGAGACGACCTCGTCGCCGATGCGGTCGCGGCATTCATTCTGGCGTTGCCGGTAGGGAATGACGTGTTCCTCGCGAAGCTCCACAAACCGGTCGACACCGTCGCGGGCATCATCAACATCTTGGACATCCGCATCGGAAGCGTCGCGCCGGCCGTCGCTCCAGTCGCGACCGATTATCTCATCACCGCCAGGCAGCTCGCGACGATGACGGCGAGCACCAATGTCAGCGTGGTCTCCACGCCAGGGAGCGCGTGACGTGCCGCTCGAGCCCGCTCCAGAGCCCGTCGGCGCCGCCGGTCCTCCGCTGGCGCACAACCCGGACCACGTCGCCCAGGCGCTGGCTGCGCGCCTGCAAGACTACGTCGGCCTCCCGCGCTTCCAGGCGCTGATCGAGATCCTCGCTGGCCAGGTGCAGGAGATCGAAGACGCGCTGTGGCAGATCGCCGAGGACGACGTCGATGACGCTGTGGGCGCGCAGCTCGAGGGCTTCGGCTCCATCGTCGGCGCTGAGCGGCAGGGCCTCGATGACGAGACCTATCGTGCGCTCATTCGCGCGACCATCAGAGCCAATAGATCCGAAGGGGTAACCGAGGATCTCTACGGGATCATCACGGCCGCGCTCGCGGACGACAGCCAGGGATTGGCGAGGTGCTACTGGTATCCGCCCGACGGCTTCATCCTTGAGATCCTTGGCCCACCCGCGTTTGATGCGGAGATCCTTCACGGTCTCATCCTGTGCGGCACCGAGGCGGGCACGCGCGCCGTGACAGTGGTGTCGTCCGAGCCCGCCGGGACGCGCGTCCGGTTCTCGCGCGCCGCAGACTTCCCCACCTATTCTGCAGCCACGGGGTACGACTCCGCGGCCACACCAGGCACAGGCACAGGCACGCTCACGCGCGCCCTCGACGAGAGGACAGGCTGATGGCGCATCCGCAGGCAGACGCCCAATGGGCGACAGACAATCTCTACTCCGCGCCAGCGACCCTCTGGGACGGTGACCCGACGAAGGTCGAGCCTCCTGCGGGCAAGACCGCGCAGGGCTGGTACCCGACCGAGGAGCCACCGGCCGAGATGCAGAATGATTGGATGCACAAGGTGGGCGCGCTCTTGGCGTATCTGCATTTGATCCGCGTGCAGAACTGGGGCGTGGTGCGAGACATCTCTGGCTCTGGTTTGGTCTTCAATGGCTTCGATCACGACAATTCCACGGGGACGATGGTCGCCACTGGAAACCCTTCGAGCACGGTCACGAGGCGCTCCACCGACGGCGGCACGACATGGGCGGCGCCCACCACGGCACCGACGTCCACCACCGGAACCGCGTGCGCGTCGGACGGTGCGGGTCATTGGGTGATCGGTGGAGGCGCGGTATACCTC